CGGGAATAAACTCCCCGCATGCCATCCGTTGTCGGTTGCGCCCATAGTTATCCCACGGCTGACGGATCGGGACCAGCGATGTAGTCATTGTTCCCTCCTGCGGTTGAATTGTTCGGTGCGGTTAACAACTGAGACAGCGTAGGTAGCGAATTTCCGACGCCGCGGCTCAGGCCACCGGCGAGGTTTGCGCCGATCGCGCCATTTGCCAGCGCACCAGCAGATGAGACATTCGCCGCGTTTTGCGTCAACGCGTTGTTCGCGCCGACTCGCGCCAGCCATATATTCGCGATGTTCGTGCCGGACAACCCGACATTCGGCGCGGCGCCATTGGCAGTATTGAAAGCGCTCGTCTGGCCCCCGAGTGTCGCAAGCTGATTGCTCGTCAAGTTCGGGAATAACTGTTGCAAAATGCTCTGGCGCTGTGTTTGAAGATTCTGTGCGGATCCGAGGAGCGATGCGGCTTGTTGTTGTCGCTGTTGCTGCAACTGCAGCCCTGCGGTGCCGAGGATAGTGCGTGCGATAGTGCCCCCGATGCCCTGGCCCGAAGCGGCACCGGTCGTCATGCCAGTTTGCTCGAGACCGGCTTTTACCAATTCCGCTTGCACATCCGGCGGTAACGTTGCGCCCTGTTTCAGTTGCGTCATCGCGGCGTCAATGAGCCCTTTTTGCGACGCCGCGGCTTGCGGCCCCGCGCCGAGGATTTCATTTGTGGCTGCAGTCGCCACTGGCGCCGCCGGCTGTCCGAGGGCGCTGACGGTGTTCAATAACCCGTTTTGAGAAGCAAATCGCGCTTGCAGCAACGCCGGGTCAATTTTCCCTTGCAGCGCAAGCTGGGACAACACTTGTTGCACGTCCGCCTGCGTGGCTTGCGAATTCACAACCGCAGGGTCGAGATTTTTGTACAACGCGTCGCGCTGCTGTTGTATCGCGGCAAGCTGCGCGCCGACAGCCGACTTCGTCGCATCGGCTTGAATAGCGCTGCCGGCAATTTGGCCTACAAATCCGAGTACGTCGCCCATTATGTTATCCGTTTGAAAAAGGTTCCACCATGAGGCACGTATCCGAGTTTGCGGTAACCACGCGCGCGGCGCTCCGGGCTATGAAATTCCGAGCACCCGAGCACGATCCAATCCACGGCTGCGGCATCGCAGTCAGCCTCGAACGCGCGGAGCAAATCAATCGGCAATCCAGTCATGCGATACAGCGGTTCAACAAACCAGGTGTGCTCGAGCCCTTGCAATTTGCCTGTAAGCAAATCTCGTTGAATTGTGCCGAGCAAAAATCCACGAGGCACATTGTCAACATACCCCGCATAAGTCTTCGTCCGACCCGTTCCATCAACGGCCATGAGTCGCGTCCAATTCTCGGCGAGGAATTTCGGGTCTGGTTTGACATCATATTCTACATCAGCGACAAATTTTTCTGTCAGTTTTTCGATAATCGACTCAGCTTCAATGAAGCTCGGTTGCGTTATTACAATTTCACCAGAGTCCATAGCGCAAGCTGCGGGGGATAAACGGTACCACTCCCGGTAGTCAATTGGACCGATTCACCGAAAACATCGAAAGCCGCCCGCGGCGGAACACCCGGCAGCGGGGGGTAATTGCTCTGCGGGTTCGCACCGGAATCCTGCGTTGCGCCGACGAGCAACCGACCACGATACGCCGGCACTTGCGACCCAATGTAATCCCAGCCCGGGTTATACTGCAGCGCTTGCGTCAACGTGGTGAAATTCACAAATTTGACATCGCCCGGGACGCCCGAGACCGTGCGCCAGATGCCGCGCTCGAACCAAATCAGGCAACTTATTGTGGTGTCGTAAAATATCTGAAAACTCTCCGGAGCCGTCGGTCTCTGGCTCGTCGCGCCGGATTGCGTAACGCTCATGAACGGAACCCAGTCAGCACCGTTGAACACGTGCCAGCCAATCGGGTCGCCGAAGCTATTCGGCGCCTGGTCTGTGCCATCCTGGGTGGTTCGCAGCCACACCGGCGGCACAGTTGTTGCCGGAACAGAATTGCCGATCGCAAACGGGATGTTTATCGACGCGGATACGTCGAGGGGCACGTATTGCTTCGTGTTGTCATCCCAAACCCACCACTCTTTGCCGCGCAGCCAGGGGCCGACATTCGAAGTGGGCGCCGTGTCGCCGACGAAAATGAAATTAGCGCCGCCGGGGCTCATGATCCGCATGCGCGCGAGCATGGCCGCAAACAGGTCGTTCGGTCCGCCCTGGAACGTCGCCGGCAGCGGAGAACCCTGAATAATCAACTCGGTGGAGGCTAAGCTCATATCAATAAAGAGTCCCCGTTTTTCATGTCAAACTCCAGTTAAGGATTATGCTTCCCTGTGATCCGTTGAAGCCATCCACCCGGATGTGATAGGTCGTCCCAGATGTGGCCGCGAAGCTGATGTTGCTTTGCGGGGGGCAAGTTCCGTCATCGTTTGCCGCGATGAGTGTAAGTGCGTTCACCGCGACCCCGGTATAACAGACCAAAACAGTGTCGTAGTTGCTACCGCAGGTATTGAAATGCGCGGTGCCATTGGCCGGGGCAGTCCAGCTATACCAAACCGAGTTTTTAACAGGGGCCCCAGCCTCGGTAGTTGGCTCTCCGGGCTCCACTGTCGCAAAAACATTGGATCCCGTCACTGACCCGCTGGAACCAGTGATCAATTGCGCGTTCGAAAACCCATCATTAGGCGGCGGATTCTGTGTGCTGACGATGGTGCAATTTTTCGTCACTGGGGGAACGAGAGGCCGAAAAGTCAAATTCGTAATCGTGATTTGCGGTGACCCTGGAGAATTGGTCGGAGCGGCTTTCCCCGCGATAAACTCCATGCTCAAATCATGCGGGCCATTCCCAACGATCACAAAGGAAACGTCAACATGCCCGGAGCTATTTTCCAACAAACTATCCTGGAAAATTGTTCCGTTGTTGTAATCTATGAGCCAGCCGTATGTGGCACTCGGATCGCCAAACCCACCCCCGACGCCCGTGCTCCAATCAAAAGATACGGTGGCGGTGTAGTCCGGCCACACGCTGCACCATTCGTTCGCCTGCCACCGAATGTTAGCGATCCAGGGAGAAGAAGCACCCGGACCCCCGGGGTCTTGCCGAGCAAACCCGGAGGCAGTTCCGGAAGGATTTCCCACAACACTAACCACAGCCGTGGTGTCTTCTGGGGGAGATCCTCCACCCCCCGAGGTCCATCCGATATCCTGTATCTTCGTCGGTCCTGCGTTGCAACACGGTCCTGGGCTCAAAGTGCCAAGGAGTGCTTCACCCACAGCCGTCGCCTTGGAGTCTGCATCTTCCTGACTCGACAGCGAAGAATACACTCCGGCATTGACGTGAACGCATGCTGGCATGCCGACATCGAGCCCGCCCGCACACGGAGTGACGAAATCTGCAGCGGTGTTGAAGAATTCAGCGATGCAGTCGGAAATAACATTGCTGAATGGACTCGTCCCCGCGGCCGTCGTCACTGTGACTGCGTAGCTTTGAGCATCCGGCACCACAAACCCGGTCGTAACCACACAATCCTGAAGCAGATTGTAAACTCCGCTCACGACGTGATACAGACTCGCGCAAATCTGGCCGGGATACGCATTCCAACGCAACGTTCCGTTATCACAAAAAGCCACGGGCGGATCGAGCGGAGGCGGCGTTGGGCCCACGCCGCAGGCGCAAACTGTGTTGCTGAATGGGCTGAGACCGTCATCAGTAATAATTGAAATCGCGTAGCACGCATCGTCGGATAGCACAAACCCCGCGGTTCCCTGGACGCATTCCTGGACGAGGGTGTATGTGTTATCCGAGACGCGGTAAAGACTCGCGCAAATCTGGCCCGGATAATCTGACCACTTGAGAATGCCCGCGTCGCATCGCGCACTCGGTGCAGTCAGTGGAGAAATCGCTTCAATGAGAATCGGCGCCGCACTCGCACTTGAACCCGAGGTGATCGCAGGCGGGCAAATCGGCGGAGAAATATATTCAATCCGCAATCTTCGCAACAACAATACGTCGAGGAGTAAGTTCATTCAGCCGTTTGGGAATAGAAAAATGGCAACAGCGTTTGCAGTTCGCGTTCCGCTTGTTTCTGGGCGATGATATTCGCGACTCGATCCGCGGCGCCTTGCGACACCACACTGGTGGCGAACCCCGCGCCGGATGTGGTGATTCCATCCTGCTCCACAAACTTTGTCTTGCTGGCGACGAAATACTGCGCCGGAGTCGCGGCGAGCTCGGACGCGCCAGACTCTTCCGTTTCCGTTTTCACTCCAGCACCGTCGAAACGGACCGAGTTGAAATCCTCCTCTGCGGAGCACGCGTCTCCCTCGCCGGACATTTTCTCGGAGATCGTCATTCCGAATGACTTCGACCACCGGAGGGTAGCCGGGCCATGCCAAACGACGGCAAATTGAAAGCTTTCGTCGATGTTCTCGTTGTCTTCTCTTTCGACGGGGCAGGCCGCCGTCTCGGAGTTCATGACCTGCTTATTCGCGTCCTCGGTTCGCAGCGTCCGCGATTGCGCTTTGAATTCGTAAAGTATTGACGCCATGTCAATGAACCTATCCCACTTCAGACTGCCGCGCGACACCTTGACCAATTTCTGCATTACTTGCTTAAACTGGCCTCGAGACCCACCAGCGTAAAACACACCGACATCAATATCCTCTTCGATACCGGCAAACGCAAAGTCGGCCCAGGTGAGCCGGCAACGCGCGCCTGGCAATTTGTTCGTCGCTGGGCTCGTTTGGCCGAACATGCCGCGGCCCTCGATCCCGCAAGTAATCGGGCATCCGTTGTCGAGGCGATTCGGTCGAAAAGCCTCCCAAAGCCGATTCACGCCGTCGTAATCCACGCTGACATGATATATTCGAGACACATCGGCGACCACACCAGCGACCCACTCCACCGGTCGCGTGCCGATCCAGTAACCGGACCAACTCGGGCCGGAGTCATCGTTCAGCGTCTCAAAGCTTGCATGATTGAGCACCCAGGTGTGCGTGTTGTATTGATCATCCGCCGGCACCGACATCATAAAAAACTGGCCGAATGATATCCCGGCCACCAGGGACAAATCGTCGCTGAGTCGCGACTTCGACACCAGCATTTCGTTGTCGCGCGCGGGCAATCGAGCCGTCAGTTTGCCGGCTGTCGCAGGGTCGAAGATCGCAATGCCGGTCGGGCTCATCCAGACGATCTGGCCGTAATGTGACCGGATCGAACGGCTTGATGCTGCACCTACCTGCACAACCTCGCGTTGAAAGTCCGGCGTAGTCGGCCAGGCATCACGCTGCCGGATGTTCGCCTGTAATATCGACGCATCGGTTGCAGTGAACACCATCAATTGTGGTGCCTCGACACTCGGCGTCTTCACCATCCCGGTGACGGTGCCGGAGAAATAGAACGCGGAATTGCCCCCGAGATAAACATTCTCGCGAAAGCTGAACGGGTTCGAGATATCGCTGGCCTGAACGAAATTGCGCGTTGAGATCCATAGACGATCACCCACCCAGACCATGGACCCCCCGGCCGGGGTATCAAAAGCATTACCGCGAATGTGGTCCGCGTCGTTGCCGTCAAACCAGGCCGGCGCAGTGTTGCCGCCGTCCTGCATGAACAACAACGTTTTCGTCGGGATCAGCGTTATCGCGGACCCGAGAGACTCGTTAATTCGCTCTGCGGACTGGTAAACGGTCTCCCAGAAAATTTGCTCGGCATACGGAAGGAATTGCAACTTGGGCAACTGCCGGTATGTGACGAAAGGAAACGGGCTGACGTAGACTTTTCCGTCGACTGCGAAAAGGATCTGTTCGACTCCGACTACCGGCCGGAACAACGCGGCGCCCTGGAGACGGCCGGCAGGCAAGGTAAGTTTGCAATCTTGTCCGGGGCGACATGAGAGCACGCCACCAACGTTGAGAATGTTGATGCCGTTCCAGACATAACCGAGCGGAAGCTGGGAAGGGTCGCAATCGGACTTGGTTCCACGGAACGCGGTGCCGTCGAAATCGATGATCGCATCGGCGGTTGATTGTTGGTATGCGTTGGCCATTTCACCGGATATCGTAGTCGTATTTGTCGCGCGGGTTGCTCATGTCGATAACCTGGGGCGGGTTATACACCGGCGGCTCGGCTTTCATTTGAGCCTCGAGCTCCATGCGCGCAGCGTCGGACTCGAAACCATGCGCGGAGTCCGTTTGCAAGTCGTCGTAAGCTTTGACTGCACGAATCGCTTGTAGCAACGCAATGCGGCTGCGCAGCGGTATGTGATCGAACCGGCTGGCAAATTTCGGCGTCGATTTGAGAAAAGCGATGCGCACCCAGTTGCACGATCGGTTCAGCTTGATGCGGCGGTATTGGGGCAAGGTTTCGTCTGGCTCATAAATTCCGAGCAAAATTCCAGTTGGTCCGGAATCGTCGGTTGTTGACAACCGGACATTTCCGACAGTCTCTGATTTATAAACGCCGGTGATACGAGCGACCAGGGGGGCACCGTCGTCGGGGAGGGCGACTCCGTAGACAGTCGGAATGCGCAATCCGTTAATCCACTGATTGTTTTCGTTTCGTCGCAACACTTGTCCTGCGCTGTCGTATCCATAAACGATGAGATCAGAATTGTTGTCCTCTGCGGTGCTGAGAAAGGCCACCAACTTCGCCGGCGTGATGATGTCTTTATACGTGCAATGGAACTTACCGGCGTCTTCCCACTTCCATTCGCAAATCGTGCGGCATGAACCCGGGCCGTTGAGGTGAAATTCGAAAAGCTGGCCATACCCGAGCACCGGCTGTCCGCCGATGTTGACCCCGAGCACCGTATCGACCTCCCTCGGCAGCGTAATATATTTCCGGCCGCAGCCCGAAGGATTGTTGCAAATGCTGCCGATGCCGGCGCATGAACAGCCGGCGGTGCAAACGTCGAGATAGCCTTTCCAGCCCTCGAGGTCTTCCTTGTTCACGAGTAGCGACACCGCGTCGGCGATCCAGCGAAAAAGTTTCGGCTCATCACAGACTCCGAGAATCTGCTTCGCCTCGGCATAAACGTCATCGACGCGGAACATATTATGGATTGGTGATGATCAGTTTGTATTGCGGCACACCGGAAACCTCACGGACCCGCTGGCCCTGGCGGCGACTCGTCAGCGGTTTTCCGTTAACGATCGGATGGTGCTCGCCTTTTGTGGTGCGCACCAACTTTTTTTGTCCGCAATCTTTGCATTCGCTCATGCTACTTTCACAAAGGAGAGACTGGTAGACACCTCTATCCGCAACGGATCAGAGACTGCCCCACTCCGCTGCGCGTAAACTACAATCGTTTGCGCAGGGTTCGTGGTAACGAAGATACAATTCAACGTCATATTCGGAACTGCGTGAGTATCGCCCGTTGTCGGGGTAAGCAAAGTCCAAACCTGCTCGCTGTCCGCGATATCTGCGGCGGCCGTTGTGTTGACCAGTTTCGCCTTGATAAAACCACCCTCATTCAAAACAGAAGCGTGCCAGGTGTTCTTCAGCGAAAAAACCACGGTGACCATGTAAGCCCCGGCATCGGCGGCGTTGAACCCGAAACTGCCGGACCCAAAATCCACAGCGGTGTAAGCTGCACCGTCGACTGTGGCCTCCATATTACCCGCGTCGCGGCCGGTCAGGTATCCATAAGCGAGCACCGGTGTATTCCCGGGTGTGCCTGGCGGACCTTGCGGGCCGGTCGGACCCTGGACGCCCTGGGCACCAGTCGGGCCTTGCTGACCAGTCGGACCTGGGTTTCCTTGCGGACCGAGCGGGCCCGTCATGCCTGGTTCGCCAGTCGGAACGACTAATGCACCGGCGGTTACAGGCGATTGGGAGTTATCTATGAGTCCTTCGAGCGTGAGGAACAGCGTGCCGTCCGGCTGAGCCTGCGTGATTTTGTACCATCCGGAATTGGTGATGAAAACGGAGATGCCTGTTTGCAACGCCGGATTGAAAGCGGTGAGAATCTGAACGGCGCCGGAGACCTGGCTCGGGGGCGTGAAAGACTTCAGTAGCACGGTATACGCATTGTGCCCGTTCGAGCCTGCGGTGCCTTGTGGGCCTGCTGGACCCACAAGTCCAGTAATGCCATCGGCGAACAGCCGGAGAAAATAGCACGCGAGCCCCTCGGAGACGGCGCGCGGATTGCCGGGTAGTCCAGTATCAAGTCCGCACGGCAGCGACCATTTTACGACTCCGTCCACTTCCGTTTTGATGACAGTGCCGAAAAATTGGTCAGAAAAATTCTGAATTTGAGACGGAAGATTTTCGCAAGCGGCCGAGTTGCCCAGGCCGATGTTACACGGATTTCCGCACTGCAGAAAATCCCGATTACATGAATCAAGCGGGTTCGGGTTGCCTGAGCACCCGCAGTTACCGGTCGGAGATCCGCATTGCGTGCAGCCCATGGTTATTCGTCTTTCGCCATCCCGAGTGCTTTGGCTATCGTGTCGAGCGCGTCCCCGGCTTCATTGTAGGATCGACTCGGGGCTTCAGGTTCATCAACGTCATCGTCATCCTCCACCTCACGGATTTCGCGCACCTCGATGTCGCACTCGTAGTAGTGCTTGCCATCACGCGTCTCGGAAACCTCCCGCGTTTTGCAAAACTCGATCTCCATGCACCCATCTTCCGGCAAATCGAGTTCTTTCTCGCCGCGATAGGTGAACTTCGGGTAGATTTTTTTTGGCTCTTCACCCTTGGGGCTGGTGGGAGCCTCTATGTTTCCGTAAATCTCTTTCGGACTTGCGCCGAGGTCAATTGCTTCCATTAGATTATAACCTGGGTTGAGGTTGAACTGGACGAGTTAGACGACGGCGGAGTCGTTACGGCCGGTTTGTGCGTTATTTGAGACACTAACGTGTTGAACGATCCTTGTAACGAACCGTGTCGGTGCGCAAACCAATACAAACCGGCCGCGCCACCGGCAATCGCAAGAATGAGTATTTCGTGGCCGACGATGAGCGTGGGCAAAATCATCAGTGCTACGCCCGCTCCAGCGATCACCGCGCTAGTGGTAACACTTCCGCCAACGAGAACTTTCAACGGAGGATACACGAAGCTGGCCACGCCGAATAAAAAGATGAGGACTCCGACCCACACAATCCCTTTGAGTGCCTTCAATTTAGCCGTGATGTCCTGGGCGGTGTCCTTTTGCGCGGCGCCGATCCTCGTTTCGAAGTGCTCGGTTGTGCGCGCGACGCCGTTCGTAATCACGGTCACGGTAGCCGGCGGCGCGTATTGCGCACCCACCTGGGGCACCACGATCGGAGAAAAAGTCGGATACACATTCGCCGCCACGGGGGTCTCTGTCGTCCGGTCGTAAATCTGGACGGTGGCCTCTTTCGGGTCGATGGACTGCTTCACTTTGCCCTGGACTACGCCGGCCTGGGTGATCTGGAACGCACTCTTGCCGCCGCGGATACCGAACGAAGAACACCCGACGAGGAGGGCACCGGCCAATAGGGAAAAAACCAATCGTTTCATCTTAAAGAGTCCCCGAATCCGAGTCGTCTGAACTTTTCTTTTTAGACTGACGAATCAAGTGAATCAGGGTAAAGATGCCGACGAGAATCTGTATCGTCACAGCAATCATACCAAGGAATGGCTGAACTTTTCCTATCCAGGCGCCGGCGCCGGCTACAACATTTGCCGCCAGGAACAGCGGGGTTCTATTTTCAAGGTCAAATAACTCTTTCATGTTTTTAGACGAAGCCGCCACCGAGTGCCTGGCGAAGGGTTTGTATCCGATTGAAAAAATTCGATGACTGCGTCGAGGTCAATCCATGGTGGATGGCAAGAAACGAAAGCGTTCCGCCATACAGGTATTGCTGTCCGGTATCTCCGTTGCAATCCTGAAGCTGATACGCGGAGATGGACCCACAGTTCGGCGGCTGGTTGCTTGTCGAGCCGCCCGAGGCGATCGACCCATGCGCATTCCCCGAATTAGCCCAATAAACGCTAAAAGCGGAAGTGCTGGTTCGGTTGCTTGAAAAATACCCGTTCCGGTTCGTAGCGGAAGAAGTCGCCCGGTCACCCCCGGTGAAATACCACATATCAGAGACGACCTGTTCTGCGTTCGAAAAATACAAAAACAAATCCATGTAGGTGGAGTCGCCCACATCCTTCGACCCTAGGGCAACACCAAAACCCGTTCCGTCCAAACTCGATGCTGCGTCGAACTTATACGCTGTCAACCCCCCGTCCCCGCCTACCAGGTCGAGGTGCGGGTTGACTCCAGTGGCGAGATAGCTCTTGTGAGCGCTGATATTCTTCAGGCCATTCACGGACAAATCAGATTCACTGAACGGACTGTTCCCACCGAAAGCCGAATTCGTCCAAGGATCGTTTCCCCGCACTTTGACGAGAGGAGTAATCGCGGCGGTCAGGTTGTCTGGAACGAGAGCCACCATGGAGATTATCAAAGAATACAACCCATCGGCATCGAGCCCTTTGTAGAACCGGTTGATCGCCTTGATCGTGTTGTGCCCGGGTTTTCCGCCCCCATTGACGCTCACTCGAGCGATCCAATCCTTCGTTCGAGGGTCGAGAGGAGCTCCGTTTAACCGGCGGATGATATTCGGATTCGGCATTAGCGCATCAATCCTGCAAGATACCGTAAACGAATTGGAGGTCGCTCGTGCTCGCGTATGTCGGAGTGCCCGAAGTCACAGCGACCGCATACAACGTCGTGCCGGAAGCGGTCTTCAGCGCTATGGACAACCCGGATTCAACCGCGATCGCTTTGCTGTTCGTGGTCACGTAATCCCCGGCGGCGATACTAATCTGAGCGATCACCTTCAAGTCATCCGTCGAAAACACGAACGCGCCATGGTCCGCTAGCGTCGCATTCGTCGGGTCCGCGTCGAAAATATAAACCGTCATTGCGGCTTTCTGATTGGCGCGATCAAGCAGAGTAAGACTCTCAAGTATGCCCGTGCCGGCCGTTCGGACCGCATTCGACAGTGTTTGTTTTCCGCCGACGGAATTGCCGGCTGAATACACTGAGGCAGTTATGGTCGGAGCGGTTTTGATGACTGCAGTGAACCCGCCGACATTGCCGGCGATGCTTCCGCCTGAGCCGGTGTTCGTTAATATCCCTTTGAGCAGCGCGATCACGCTCGCACTCGATGCCGGATTCGTCACTGCGGCATCCGCCTTCGCCCCCTCGGCAACGTCTGCGCCATCCGCCACCGTCACGGCCGTGGTTCCGGAGGTAATCGTCACCGCCGGAGTGTTGGAAATAGAAATGGATCCGGAGGTAACCGTCACTGCCGGCGAATTCGAAACCGAAACCGTCAGCGTGCCAGCTACCTTTGCCCAGATGCCTTTGAGAATAGAAACCACGCTCCAGGCCGAGGTGGAATCCGTGGCCGCCGCGTCCGCGCGCGCGCCCTGGGTCTGGTCGGCGCCATTCGCGACCGTGTTGATGAGGGCACTGTCGAACCGGGCGAAAATCCCCTTCAGCAGCGAGTTAATCGTCCAGGAGCCAGAACCTGGCGCGACGGCGGCGATGTCCGCTTTCGCTCCCTGCGTCACATCGGCACCGTCGGCGATCGTGACCGCCGGACTGCCAGAAATCGTCACCGCCGGGGTGTTGGAGATAGAAATCGATCCAGAGGTGACCGTCACCGCCGGCGTATTAACAACAGAGACGTTCGGTGTGTTGGTGACGACTACGTTGCCGCCTCCGCCGCCACCTCCGCCGCCAGCGAGTGTCGCCAGAAGAATTTTTCGGAGCAGCTTGTTATCTGTGTCCGCCTGCGCTGGTTCTATATTTTCGGCCATAACTTCGTCCTGTTGTGAAGCGGGGGCGATCATTTCTGACCGCCCCCGCGTTTCCCCTATTTACTCCCGCGAAGGAGCAATCCCTAATTCCCTTGATTTACAGAGTCGGCACGCCGGGGCCGATCACAGGTGCTTCGTTGTCACCGCACACCCCGATGTTCGCGTAGCTGAACGCTCCGCTGAAGCTCGAGGCCGTAGTGGTCGCACAGGACACCAGGCCGAGGTCGGCGGTGCAGCGCTGATACAGCAACGGAATAATGTGCTGCGGGCGCTGAGGCCGGTATGCCCGGGTGATCTGGTATTTGTGCCACCCGAAGTCACCCCACTGATTGCACTGGTTGTCAATCTGGTAGTGCCATTCGAGTTCACCCATGTGAAGCTGGGGCGCGAATTTGAACGAACCTTCGCCCACATATTTTTCCGGCACGAGACGCTCGAAAGCGCCGTCAGCCAGGAGGATGCCCACCTCATACGGTGCCGTAAGCCAAGCCGGGTTCGGTTTGGCAAAAGCGACGCCGCGCGCGGGGTTGCTGACGATGACGACGGGGTTGACGAGGGCGAGGGTGCCATCCGGATTGAACCCGGTTGCACGCAACGGACGTTGATCAACACCGAAAGCCAGTCCACGGTAAGCCGGCGACTGCTCGAACGAATACGCGGTCAGCGTAGTTTCGCCGAGTTTGTATCCGCCGGTCGTCAGGCCGATCATCACATTCTGGACACCGACTTCGGATCGAAAATACTCGACCTGGTCGGACCCGCCGATGAAGCGGAAGTGAGGCATCCCACC